AACCTTTCTACTACATTGTCACCTTGAATCAAAACAAACTTCCCTTCATCAGCGAGAAGATTAGAAAGCTCGCGCTGGTAGGTTACGAGCTCTTTCTCAAGAGCAGCCATGATGATCTCCTATTGAATACTCAGTGCGACCGAGACTCAGGTATGTTAGCACTCTCACATACAGTCAAATGTTAGAAAAGGGACGGACATTACCCTTACTTCAACCGATGCGCAGGTTCTGTACCCGTCCCTTTTTGCGGAGTGGACACTGGACTCTCGATGTGCATACTTGATCGGACAGCGGTGGCGATGATCAGTCAGGCGCGCCGGGCGCCATGTACGGTAGGACTTCATCCCTCGCGACGCCGAGCAGCTCGAGCGCGCGGCGCAGTTCCTCGATCTGCGCGCTGAAGTTCAGACGGACCTGCTCCCCTTCCGAGTCCGCCGTCATTCCGTGATGCACGACTAGCGCGTGCAGCGCGACGTTCAATGCTCGCGCGATCTGACCGTCCCTGCCGGGATCATTGAATATCGGGTTCGTTTTCATATCCGCCTCCTGCGTCTGTCGCTACACTTTCAGCAACCATCGTTCCGGAGACGGCTATGACCTTTGACGAATTCACTGTCCAGCTTGCTGATGTTTTGCGCGCGCAGCCGCCAGGCACGAGCGCAGAACTTACGGAAGACATCTCCGCCTACTGGAATGGGAGCCGCGTGATCTACGCGTTCCTGTGCGAGCATGGATCCGGGCGGATCGAGGAGGAATTCGATCCAGAGGATTACATCTGGGCAGAATGGTCGCCCGATTTCGTCCAGTGGCTCGACGATCCGAAATTCGGTGTGCGGCCGGAGATCCTGGACTGGCTGAAAGAGCCTGCCCCGCCCGCCGGCAATTCCTGACGATCATGCTGTCAGCGCCGCTTATCGAGGCCGCCGACTTGATGCTGGCGACGCTTCGCCCGCGTGTTTTCTCGGACAAGGCTTTTCTATACGAGCTCAAGTACGACGGCTATCGATGCCTGGTGCGAAAAACCGGAGCGAGCGTCGATCTGATTAGCCGAGCCGGCAATTTGCTGAATCCTTCCTTTCCGGACATTGTCGCAGCCGTCACCGCAGTGCCTGGCGACTTTACGTTCGACGCGGAGTTGACGGTCGACGAAGCCAACGGGAGATCATCTTTCGAGTGGCTCAGACGGCGCGCTGTAACGAAGCTCCCGATGCGCGTGCGTGCGGCCGTTGCCCGGCACCCGGCGCGCCTGTACCTATTCGACGCACTGTCAGTCGGCGGTGAAGACCTGCGCGAGTTACCGCTTGTCGAGCGCAAGAACTACCTACGCGATGCGTTCGGGGACACAAATACCCTGATTTACGCAACCGGCATCGTAGGCGCTGGCGAATGGGTATTCGAGCAGGCGAAAGGCCTTGATCTGGAGGGTATGGTCGCCAAACGCATGTCGTCGCCGTACCGGAGCGGCAGATCCCCAGACTGGTTGAAAATTAAGAACCCGCGCTACAGCCGCCCGGCCGCGCTGGGTTGGGGCCGCGAGGAACCGACGGTGCAGGAAGCTGCCCCCTGACTACTTCTCGATGTACCCCTGAGCCTGCATAGCGCGGACGTATGCCTGGAGCGCGGTGAGCTTATCAATTTCTGCCTGATCGTCTGCCACTACCTTGAAAACGCTGCTTGCAACCTGGCCGTCGAGGTATCCATAGGCGGCGGCACCATAAGAGCGGCCGGGGGAGGCGGGGCTTTGATCTGCGACGGCGGGAGAACAATCGGCGACCCTGACGCGCATGCGGTCAACACCAGCGGCGAGGCGAGCACGATAGTCGAGAGAATCTTGCGCATGTTTTGATACCTCATCGTTGAATGATTTCTCGATGGCCGCGACCTTCCCTTCGGCGGCCTGTTGATTCGCCAGCGCATCGGCAAGATCCTTCGCCGAGGCCGCATTGATCTTGTCCACTACCTGCTTTGCCTGCGCTTCGCCAGCGCGGGCCGCGTCGATCTCAAGGTGAAGCGTGACGATGTAGCCGGCCAGCGCGAGCGCGCACGCGACCATCAGCGCAGCTTTCAAGTGCTCTGCGACAAACCGAAGAGCCGTCGGAATGAATGCGAACATGTCACTTCCCCAGTTTCGCGGACAAACCGAGCCCGCCGAGCAACCCGACAGCACCGATCCCGTACGCCTGAAAGTCGAATGCCTTCCCGAAGACCACGCTGTAGACCTCGAGGCAGAGACCAATTAGGATCACGATCGCGGTCCAGAAGTAGCTCGGCTCGAGCGTCGCATTGTCGTCGCCGGTGATGAGTTGGATGAGACGCTTCATGCTTTCTCCTCGTCGGGCGAGAACACAAAGTCCGCGCGCTGATTGCGCTGCATCACCCAGATCGGATAAGGCAACAGATGGATGCCGTGGTCCTTACCGCGGTGATGTTTCGCGCAGAGAACCATCATGTTGTATTCAGAGTCGATGAAATCGGCCGGCTCCGCGAACGACGACCAGTCGAAACTCGGATGCAGCTCGCGCATCTTGGCGAAGTCGATCCCGCCTGCGTCGGCCCACTCCGCGTGGAAATGGTGCACTTCCCGGCCTTCTTTGCTGCCGCAGACCCAGCACGGCGTATCGAGAACCGCGACTAGGTGATGCTTCGTCTTGCGGAACAGGGATGACTCGGTGCGCGGGACATGGTCCGGATAGAAGATGTCGATCGTCATCGACTCGTGCTGCTCGTGTTCGTGGGCGACGTTTGTCATGGGTCGTAAACGAAAAAACCGCCCGAAGGCGGTCGAAGGATGAAATCGTCTCGGCAACTATCTGTCCATGACGGCGATCGTTATTGAACGGGCATCGGTCCGTCCAGCTGAAGTGATGACTTGGCATTTCACCGGATAGGATTGCCCCGCGGTGCCTCCAGAGATCCACGCCGAGACACGCGCGTCCGAAATGGTCGAAGAGTCGACGGTAAGCCCGCTCGCAGCAGTCGCCGATGCATCGAGGATCGTTTCCCCTGCGGCGAGCCAGGCAGTCCAGTCCCATTCGAAATCGAGCACGGCAACGGGGTCTTTCGAAAAACTCTGCATTTGATCTCCATATGCCGCCTCTATCGAGAAACGACTTTCAGCCGTGTTTCAGAAACGACGACGAAGCGTCGCGTCTCTGATGCCGTGTATGCCCCACGTGTTTCCGATCGAAAAAGCGACGAACGCGTTTCAGAAGAAACGATCGCGACTCGATTTTCAGGAACGACGGCGATGCGCAACGGCGGTGCCGAGCGAGAGAATCTCGATGTCGCGAAGATCGTTCCTGTGACACCCGCCAGCACCCCTGACAACGCCACGCTCATACTCACCGCGCCAGCGAGATGACCGGACACGCCCGCCAGCTGGCCGGCAATGCCGCCGGTGATCGGCAGGGTGATCGAGCCAGCGAGTGAACCAGTCACCCCCGCCAACGTGCCATATATGGCACCTGTCAGACCGGTGAGGGAGTTGCCGCTGAAGGCGCCGGTGAGATTCGCGAGCGTGCCGCTGATCGAGGCCGACAGTACCGGCGTGGCCGAGATCGCGCCCGACACCCCGCCGAGCGTGCCGCTGAATGCGCCCGGTATCGACTCGACGGCAGCGAGTGCCCCGCTCACCCCAGCGAGGCTTCCGCCGATCGCTGCGCCGAGTGTTTCCCCGGCTGTGATCGCGCCACTCGCGCCCGAGAGCGTCCCGCTGATCGCCGCGGCTAAAGTTTGCGCCGCCGAGATCGAGCCGGCGACACCCGCCAGCGTTCCGGTCAGCGCGCCCGCGACGAGCTCGGCGCCGATGATCGAGCCCGAGACGCCGCCCAGAGTGCCGCCGATCGCCGCCGACAGCGACTCAGCGCCCGCGAAGGCGCCGGTGACGCCGGCAAGCGTTCCCAAGAAAGAACCCGGCAGCGTTTCTGCACCCGAAAAGGCACCAGAAACGCCCGCCAGCGTGCCCGCGAGCGTGCCGGTCACAGCCGCCACTGATGTCGTGTACGCCGCCGCCTCAAGCCACGCCTGCCCCGCGCTGGCGAGCAGGCCGGTGATCGTGATTGCGAGCGTCAGCGTCTGCCCGGCAGAATTCGCCGAGTAGGTGATCGTCGTTTTCTGATAGGCCGGGTTGCCCGAGTTGCCTGTCGTGTTGAGCGTCAGGTCGGCGGCGCTGCCGTCCGACAGGTGCGCGACGATCCGGCCGGGCGCGCTGTACGTTCCCCACCATATGTCGAGCGTGCGGGTGCTCGTGTCGGCCGGCGCAGTGAAGGCGATGCCCTGCCCCGCTGCCGGCGTCGCCGGGCTGACGATGATGCCCTGCGTGACAGAGCCGCTCGCGGCAGGCGCGCCGTCCGACCATGCGATCGTGTAGCCGATGCCGCTGAAGCTGTCTTTCGTCAGCGTGCCGGTGCCAACCGTAGTCGGCAAGCCGAAGGCGGAGCCGCCCCCGCTCTTACGGTTCGGCGCGGTCCACGATTGCGGGAATTGAATCCAGTCCGTGCGGGCGGGCGAACTGAGATTGAATGTCTCCGTGCCCGCCTGGACGGCATTCGAGCCGGAAAGAGCGCCCACAGAACCCCCTTACGCGTTACCTTCGTTGAGCACGCCCGAGCTGATCTGCACCGTCGCGTTCGTGACCACCGAAGTCGTCGGCATCTGGACAATGCCCGTTCCGGCGGCGACGGTGCTCACATCGAAGTCGGCGACGAAGGTGCCGCCCGAAGTCGTCAGCCGCGCCCACGTCGCCGTGCCAGTCGCGCCTGCTGTCGCGCTGCCGATCGCGTTGAACGTCAGCACGCCGCTCGCGACCGTGCCGAGCACCGACGCGCAAGTGTGCGCCGACAGCGCGGCCGTGACGGCGCCGCCGGTGGCAGGCTGCGTGCCGCTGTAGAGCGTGAGGATTGCGTTCGCGCCAGCGGCCGTGACGATGGCGGAGAGGCGCGAATTGCGCACGGCTGCAGAAAGGCCGATGTTCATAGAGAGGAGCCCCAGAAATGAAAAAGCCCGCGCGCGGCGGGCGAAAACTTCGTCGATTGCTCGACGGTCACGCAATTCCGAATGCTCGCTTCGCCGCGCCGTAGAGCGCGAGCCGTTGCGCAGCGCCGTTCGTGCCGCCGTTGATAACGCGAGTGATGCGATCGAACTGCCCAACGTCCGCATAGCCGTTCAGATAATGGTTCGCCCACCACCAGGCAGAAGCCAACGCCGCGTCGGCCGGCTGTTCGAGCAACTCCGGATGCGCGATCAGATCAAGGTCGATGCCGATGCTCGCGAGCTGGTAATTCCGACGGCCGGTGATTTGGAGGCATGCGCGGCCGCGATACTTCCAACCGTCACCGCTCGCCTCATCGCCGTTCCCGTTCCGGTTCGCATATGCGCGATTCGCGATGCGCTCGGGCTGACGCGCATACTTCGCAGCGTCGGCCTCGGTGAAGTGCGAAGGAAACGTCGACAGAAGCCCCGGCGCCCCATAGTTCAGGTTCTCGACCAGAGCCGTCAGCCCGGCGCTCTCATGCCCGATCTGAGCGAGGAACGCGGCCATGCGAAGCGGCGTGTTGATAGCAAATCGATCGCACGCGGCCTGAAGCGGCTCAATCCACTGCGCCGCGCGCAGCTGCGTCGCGCCGGTCGCAGCGGAGATGATGTTGGAAGTAAGATTCATAGCTCGGGCCACTTCCCGTTGCGAATCGCCATGAATGCGCCGATCGGAGCAAGGATGTAACTAGCCCACTTCGCCACCTTGCCGAGCACACCGAGGAAGCGAATCCCTCCCTGCATGACATCGAACATCTGCACGATGCCCTCCGTCGACGTAGCCACTTTCTGTGTGAGATCAGTATTCGTCTGGATCGCGAGATCCTGGCTGCTCAATCGTAAATTCAAAGCCTCGAATTGCTTGACAACGCTCGCGCGGAACTCGTCTTCGGGCATGTCCATGATTTTGGAGGATTCCATTGGGCCCCGGAAATAGGAAAAGCCGCCCGGGGGCGGCCGTTGGTCAAATCGTTTCTTATGATTGACTTAATAGCGTCTAAACGAGGCTTGATATACTGCGACGCCCACACAATCGAAGCAGAGCCTAATGACATATCGCGCGATCGGACTATTTCTATGCATCGTCCCGCTGATGATCGGCCAGGCATCGGCGAAGACATCTGAAACTGACTTCAGCTTGGCGGCTTCGACGAAACTGTCGGCCCCTGTCCCACTCACCGTCGAAAGCGTGATGCCGAACCCCGTCCTATCAAAAGGCGGCTCCGGGCAATGGGATGGCGTCGATCTGCTCAACCCGTCCGTGATCAAGTTCAACGGGAAGCTGTTCAACTACTATTCAGGCTACAACGGCAAGGTCTGGCGGACTGGTGTCGCGACCTCTAAAGACGGCGTAATCTGGGACAAATATCAGGGCAATCCCGTTCTTCAGCCGTCGGCAAAGGACTGGGACGTTTCCTATATATCTGCCAATGGCGCAGCGATCGTCTGGAAAGGCAAGGTTCTCTACTTTTACCAAGGACGCGATAAAGGCGGCGTCACCAACATAGGTCTAGCTACCTCTGCAGACGGCTTCCAATTTACGAAGATGCGTACGCCAGTCCTATCTGCCGGCAGCGCTGGTCGGTGGGACAGCGCCGCAGTCGGAGATCCGTATGTGGTCGAAAAGGGCGGCTATCTTTACCTGTACTACTTGGGGCAGGATGCGTTAGCCATGCAGCGCCTCGGGGTCGCTCGGTCGTCTGACGGCGTGAATTGGCAGACTTCTTCAGCAAATCCGATCCTAGACGTTGGAGCGTTCGGCACATTTGACGAGAACGGCCTCGGAGAACCTAGCGTCGCGTTTCAGCCTCCGTATTTCTACATGCTGTACACCGGCCGCAGCAACACAGAAAGACGCAATCTAGGATACGCAGTATCGACAGACGGCATCCACTGGAAAAAGATGTCAATCAATGGGTTGCTGCAGCCTAAACAAATGAGCGCTTGGAGTTCTCAGGTAGTCTGCGATTCGACGCTCCTTTCTAACGGCAACGGCAAATGGTCCGTATGGTTTGGCGGAGGAAACAAGCCAGAGCCAGCACAAAATCTAAACGGCCAGGTCGGCATGATGACCATCAACCTATCTCAGGGCCGTGATCCATCATCCTTTGACGCCAATGCCGAATGGTCAAAGACCAAAATTCACTCGACCGACGTTTTGAACGGATCGTTCCCGATTGAAGGAGAGCCCGGCAAGCGGCATGCGTGGATCGGTCCTTCGGCGGCCATTGCGTTAGTGCTCGGCGAATCGCAACAAAACAAGGATCTCAGCATATCGGGGTGGGTTCCTGCTGCCCTGATCTCGAGCAAGACGAAGAACAAGGTTCCGATGCGCGTTGACGTTCTAGTGAACGGAAAGACGGTTACATCGCGTACGTTCGCCGGTGACGACCTGTTCGCTTTAACGGCGCCGTGGGCCGCTGTTGAAAACGCATTGCACGGAAGCGACATCGCCAACGTTGAAATTCATTCGAGCAAGTTCATGATCCCTGCGGACACAGATGGAAGTCCAGACCGGCGCGCGCTGTCCATGCAAATTTGGACCATCAAGTTTCAATGAAGCGGGACGCGTAAAATGTTCTCGCAAACAATCATGAGGCATACATGGTGAATTCAACCAACGAGCAGATGTACCGTGCGCATTTTCCGGACGGCAGCACGCGGCTTCTCACTCAGGCAGAAGTCGACGCGCTGCGCATTAGTCCGTACGGCAATCAGGCGCTAATCGAACCAATTCCTCGACTAGATCAGGCCCAGGCGATCAATTTCACCGCGTCGACCGACTCTGCTGCAGCGACGCGTCCGACTAGCGCCTGATTCTTCGACATCGCCGCAAGCACCGCAACCTTTGCGTCTTTGCCGACCTGCTGAATCTGCGCGGCGGTGTGCATGCGGAACGCCCAAACACCATCAGGGTCAGCGCACCAGAACGGCGTAGCCCAACCGGCCGCGCCGTCGCTTAACAGCGAATCGATCACCGACGACGCGAGGTTTTGCTGGTCGGTGTCTTTCGCCGGATAGGTGTAGCCGGTCGCGAGCGCGTCGGACGTGAATCCCGCATAGATCGAGGCTTTGCACGCGGCCGACAGTTCGGCGATTTTCGCGGCGCGCGCGCCGGCGAGCGTTGATGCCGGATTAGCGAAAGCGAGGTATCGCGGGTCCGATTCGTCAATCTGCGCTTGGTTCGGGTACGCTTCTGCGTCTTGTGGCGAGGCAAAATACGCTATTACTTCTTGCTCGGACGCATCCGAGAACTGCACATTAATGGTCATTATTTTTCTGCCCTAGAACGAATAGCCGGTCGTGTAAATGCTGAGTTGCGGCGAGGTCGCTGAGGTAGCGTTGAAGCTGTACCAGATCGATTGCGGAGTAACTAGCGGGATGCTCCCCATCCAACCAACCACCTGCTGGATCGCGGAATTACCCTGAGCCTGCGCGTATTGCTGACCGATCAACGAGGAGTTTGCTGCGACAGACGCGCCGAGTGAACTTGCTGCGGTGCCCGACTGCTGCGCATTGACACCAATGTTGGCAGCCTTCGCGTTGAGCGGCACGCCGGCTGCGATTGAAAGCGTCGTCCCGGTCGTGATCGTCGTTGTCGTAAGAACCGTGATGAGCGGCGTGAAGAATTGACGATCAAGCTGGAATCCAACGGTAAACTGCTTTGACGCGTTCGTCGGCCACACACCGATCAGGGCGGATGCCGCATAGCCAGCCGGCATGTTGGCGCCGCCATAGACGTTCGGTTGCGCCGCCGACGTCGCGTCTTTTGCCAGAATGCTTGCTGTCGCGGTCGTCGAGTTGTAGATCGCATACAGCGCGACGTACCCGCTCGTCGGGGCAGTGCCGGTGTCCATCCCGCCAGCGCCGGTCGTTGCCAGGTTGATCGCTTGGCTGAAGCTGGCGACTTTGAATGTCTGCCCGCCAAGAGCCGTTTCAACAATGATCTCGTCGGCTGTAAATGTTGCAGTAGCGGATGCCGTCGACACAGACATCTTCGCGTTGCGCACCGTCCCGACAACAGCGTTCGAGACCGATTTCACAGCCGCTAAAAGGTTGGCCAAGAGAGTCGCCGTGGTCCCATCATCTACTGAGTTGGCGCCAGTCTGGTTTGCAATAAACTGCGCCAGCACCGCCGCCATAATGCTCGACTGGCGCCACGTCTTGTTGAGGGCAGCCGACTGCGCAATACCAGAAGAGTAGCCGTTGGCAATCGCCGACAGGGCGGCATATGCAGACTGCGAAAGCACGTTCGCAGAGCCACCAACCGCAAACGGGAGGAAATCATTCGTTGCCATTTATGCTCCGTGATGGTCAGGCAGCGACGCCCCAAGCGCCGACGTCGAAACCAGAAATCAGATTGTTCTCGACGTCGAATCCGAACAGTGGACCGCCAGGATTCGATGTCACGTAGTAGCCGTTGATGTGGACCGCTTCCGGCTTCAACGGGATGTACCCGCCGCGCAGGAGTGCGAGGAAGATAGCGCTCGGCACGTTGCCAGCGATGCCATACGTGATCGACATGTCGCCGTTGTCTTGAATGAAGACAAACGTACCGCCGTCGAAAATGCTGTTGAGGATTTCGGCAGAAGTCGCCAGCGTGCCATCCCAACTGTTTGCGCCGATCTTTGCTCTAATCAGAAGCCGGTATGTATCGTCATCGAGCGAGACGACACCGGTCGTCGGGTCGAACGGTCCTTGCCACACTCCTTGGTCGAATCCGAGGCCCGATGTGTCGAGCGAAAAATAGACGCCGGTCAGTGGCGTGTTGACGTTGCGTGTCACGCCAACCCACAGACCTACCGCGTCGAGCTGCACGACGCCGGCAGAATCGAGGTCGAACTTCTGCGGCGTGGCAGCGAGTTGATTCTGGATGTCGACGAACGCCTGCGCGACGCCGCCGATCATCGCCATGAACCTTGGCTTTTCGGCGTGCTCAGATGTGACGAGTCCGGTGTAATCGGTAACGTCAGCCATAGATCAGGAAACCGTGAGAGTCACACTAGCCGGCGTGCACGTCGCAGACTGGTTGAAGGCGAGCGCGACATCGGGCGAACCAGCGCCGCCCGGCCCCGCCAACGTGAGCGCCGTGATCTTGAATGTGTTGCCGCCGCTAACGCCCTTTGCCGCAGCGATGCACGAGTCCCACTCGACCACACCAGCCGGGCCGCCGCCGATGGCGACACTGTTGACGTAGTCAGAGATTGCCTGCTGAACGGCGGCGCCGATGACGGACGAGTAGCCGGCCAACGCCTTCATCGAGACCGCAACAGTGATTGCCTGAGTCGTCGGCCTGTAGAAATTGATCGGATGCGGAATGCCGTAGACGTCCGTCACGGTGACAGTCGTGGATCCGTATGTGCCACCGCCTGGCGTCTTCTTGGCAGCAATCGCACTCGCGATCGCGGTCGAATCGCCACCTTCCACGACGAGCGAGATCATGTGCGCGGGGATTCCGTTCGAATCGGTCGATCCGGTGTCATTTTCGTACGCGGCGTAGCGCGTGACACCGGAGACACCAGCGACGGCGCCGATCATGCCCGCCAGCACGGTCAGGGACGGGATCGCAACCGAGGTCGCCTGCCGCTTGCGCAGCGCCGCATCCGTCTCGACAGGCGCGCCGGGATCCGCGTCGTTCGCTGCGGTTGCCGTCTGCCATCCGCGCGTCGGCGTCGAAATCTGCAGCGCCGTGCCCGATGCGAGCGTCACAGCGCCGTCCGTTTGGCACGTTGCAGTCGCCACGACAGAGCCGCCAGAAGGAACCAGCACGCTCTCCGGAATAGCCCACTGATTAGTGCCGTCCGAGACGATGCCGTTCGTGATCGTCGTTCCGGCCTGCCCTACAATCGTCACATCGACTGTCGACTGCGACGAGACGTTGCGCGCGATGCCGTTGATCTTCACGACGCTCGACAGGTTCGCGCCCTGCGCCGTCGCGGGCGAGAACGCGTTATAGCAGGCAACTGCGCCGTTATTGCAGTCGTTGATCGCGGTTGCGATGTTCGCGATCCATTGTCCGTCCTGGCTGTCAGGCGTCACGACAACGTCGGACCCGTAGATGCTCTGGAAAGTCGCGATGAGGCTCTGATATACGTCATTGAACGAGGGAATGGAAATCCCCGCGCTCGTGATCGTCGGGCCGAGCGTTGCGAGAGGGTAAGTCGCCATCAGAGAGCCGCCGTGATTGTCGTTTGGCCATAGATCGTGTCGATGGTCGCCGCCACCGTGAAGGCGCGCGTCGAAGGATCGACGACGCTCGCGTAGTCAGCGATGCCGGTCACGCCCTGCGTTTCGAGAATGCGTTCTTGCACCGCGAGATCGCGCGTCGATGAGGTACCGCTTCCCAGGATTTCGGTCGCGTATGGCGTGCCCTCGGTAGTGTCGAGAAACCACTCTCCTGTCATCAGTCGGAGGCGCGTGAGAACGAGTTGTGCAACTGCTTCTGGCGAGTCGACTAGGAAGTTCGCGGAACCTAGGCCGAAGCTGAAATCGCCGTCGGCGTCGAGCGCTCGGTATCTCATACGACCGTCCCTGTCTGGCCGGCGCCAGTCGTAACGCCGGTATGCTTGTGGGTTTCGTCGATCCTGTGTCCGTTCGCGGACACTTGACCTGTGAAGTTTGTATTACCGTTGATCGACATTGAAGTCGGCGCGCTATTCACGTTCTGAACGTTGACGACGCCAGTAACGGTAACGGTCGGAGTGTCCAAGGTGATTCCGTTCGGCGCCTTCACCTTCACCACCTTGCCCGCCGGGTCTAGATCAACGTAAGTCTGACCGTCGTCGCTTCGCAGCTGCGTGGTGCTGGTACTGACGCCGCTTATCTTCGTCGCCTGCGAGAACGGCCCGAGAATCGCGAACCCGTCCGACAGGTCATGCATGCGAAGCTCAGCCTGGACCTGAACTCCGCCGGATTGCCACCACGCATCGATGCAGCGCGACGAGAAAACGATGAGCGCTTCGTCGCCGGCTGCGACTGGAAACGTCAGCGTGCAGCCGCCTCCGCGCGGGAAGCAGACAGGTACGTCGACAAGCAGTGGAAGCGAGACCCATGAAGTGCTGCCGTCCTGCGCTCGAACCTGCGCCTTGATGGCGGGTTGCGCTACGCAGGTCAGTTTTGTAGCATCGAAACTCTGGATGATCGCCGGAAGCGCAGTCCAAACCCCGGTCTGGTGGCCGCCAAGCGCCGCACGCAAAGCTTCGCCTAAGTCGGCAGAGCGTTCAGTTTGAAGCATAGGAGCCTAAAGAATGAAAATAACGACACTGCTTTTCGTCATCCCGATCACAGCGGCGGCCGGCCAGACAGACATGCCAGAGATAACGATCCCTCCAGCCACAATTGCAGAACGAATTGCTCCAGCGGCACGCACGCCGACATCGCGGGGCGTGGACCTAGTTGAAGGCGCGATCGTGTGCAGCTCGTACGACCTTGCCGAGTTCATGTACGGGCAGATCAACTCGGCCCGCCATACGCGTGCGTCGCTTCCTCAAGAATTGATGAGGCAGGCGGCGCTCGTCAACGGCTACGATTACGGCGCGGAGCCGCGCCTGTCTGACTATGGCTGCGTCATGGTCCCCTCAGGGACGAAGCTGTCCGTCGAGAAGGGCAATTTCGTGCCCGTCGTATCAGGAAAACTCCCGGACGGCCGGAAGTTCACCGGCGTTACACTGCCGCCCATGATCGAGCGCTAGCCCGCAGCCTGAACCGAGCTGCTGGCCGGTGCAGACGTGTCGACTGCAAGGCACGTGAGGTCGCAGTACCACTCCTGTCCGCGCGTATCGCCAAGGAACTCGGAGACAAGCACCCGATAAAAGCCGGCTGCGGTGGTCACGGCCGCAGACGTAAGACTTGTGTAGGCCAGCCCCAGTTGCTTGACCGTCAGCGTGTTGATGTCTGACTGCGCGATTTGCACGAGGCATCCGATGCGCACCAGCGGATTCAACAGAATGCGTGCGCGCACGCCGTCCGAAGTCGCCTCTGGAACGCCGATCAGCCCGGTCGTCGAAGACAGCACAACGGCCTCACCGGGGCGGTATCCCGTGATCGGCACGACAACCGCCTGGCCGTTCTGGATGCTCCAGCGGAAGCCGTTCTTCGCGGCCCAGTCTTGCGCGTAGTCGCGCGCCATCCCGAACAGCACCTTCCCTCGTGCGAGTGCCTGCGCCGGCACTCCTCCGACCAGTCCATTGACGTCTGTCGCGTACGGAAGCTTCCCTGAATCGGCGTTTTGCTTTGTGACCGCGTCGAGAATTTGTGACGGCGTGCTTCCAGCGGCCAGCGTCTGATTGACCATGCCGAAGTTGTAAAACTCGTCGCCGTCCGCAGCCCATATGTCGAGAAACGAATCGACGTTGCGCTCTTTCCCGCGAACGAACTGCTTTATCGTGCCTTGAAAAATAATGCCGAAGTTACCGCTCTCGTATCCCGCCTGAAGCGTGATAGTCGTGAACTCGCCCTGAATCGCCTTGACCGTAGCTGGTGCCAGGTTGTAGACGCGCACATAGAGCGTGTTCGGTGCCTGCGTGTCAGCCTGTCGCACCTCGAACTTAAATCGAAGCTGCGACAGATCGAGTCCGCTCGAGCCAGTCGAAACGATTAGCGTTGCCTTCCGTCCGAACTGGTCGCTCATGAGGTTACAAAATACAAGTGCCCGGTCGTGCCGAGGTTGTCGAAGGTCGGAACTGCGTCCGCGTCATAGTCTGTTTGGACGATGAGTTTGCCGGTGAAGCCGAGATACGCGTACTGCCCGAGCAGATCGGCGCCCGTCACGAGAGGAATACTGCCAACCATCGGGCTGCCCGTTGCGTCGGCAATGTCGAGCATCCACGCGGCCGCCGGCAGGTTCCACCTAACCGTCATCTTGTAGGTGACGCCGCCGAGCGCGATGCTGAACGTCTGCGGCTTGGCCGACAACGGAATCTCGTATGAGGTCATGGGATTGCCGTCACGTTGATGTTGGGCGCAGGAACTGCCGAGGCCACGCCGGCATCTTCCGGCGATGCGGTACTTGCAGGGTTCGACATGACGCTAGAGTCGGGAACCGTCACAGTCTGGGTCTGCGCCATCAGGATCTGACGCATTCCGATCCGAATCAGCATCGAATTCTCATTCTCCTTGTCCGTGGTCGTGGACAGGGATTTGATGAGCATGTTCTTGTACAGGCGCTTTCCAGTGTAGACGGTGAACAGCGTGCGCGCCTGATAAGCCGCTAGAAGACTGTCGTATGCATTCTGGACAGGAGACGCGCCTTCGCTCAGCAGATTGATGACCCCACTTCCCAGCTCAACCGCGCCAATGAGCGCGCGTGCCGCGCTGCTGCGCGCTGCCGCGAATCCCGCGACGGCGCCCACAACGCTAGTCGAGTTAGGGCTGTTCGACCAGCCGGCAGTAATGATCAGATCGGCCGGCCGGACGAACGCATGATCGGCGATCACCGTGCCTTGCTCGACCGGATGCTCGGTGACTTCGAGTTCGTCCTGGTGAACTTCCTCAATCGTCGCGTGGGCAACGATCGAGGACCCTCCGTCCTGCGCGATCAGCCCGCGCGAGGGTTTCATCGTCAGAAGCTGAAGCCCGAGCTGCGCGCCCGATTCGATGAAGCCGAGAATACTCACACGTATGCCCCTGTCATATTGCGCACGAGATCAGCATTCACGCGCGACTGCTCGCCAGCGACAGCGCGCCCGGTGCCGCCCGGATCAGGCGAGCCATGCACGTGCACGTCTGTCTTCTGGCTGATCGTTACGGATCTCGACGCTGCCGGCGCCCCTCCGACGCCGAGCTTTCCATAGGCAGAGCCGTTCTCATGCTGAAAGATCGAGCCCGCTACGCCCCTTAGTTGCTCTCCGTTCAGTTCGACGTCGGCAGACACGCCAAGCCGCTTCGCCACGTTGGCGATATACGCCTGCGTGTCGTTCTCGTTGGCGGGTGCCCAGCGCGAGATGATCTTGCGGATCGTGTTGAAGCCTCGATCGGCATAACTGCGCAACAGCTTCGCCGTCGCCTCCATGCCCGTTTGCATGTCGGAGAAAACCGCGAACCCTCCACTGTCTGCACCTGTCGCACCAGCGTTCCTCGCGAATTCGCCGTAACGGATGTTGCCCGGGTTATTGTTTCGAATGCCGCGCGGCGCCTTCTTCGACGGGCCGTCGGCCGGGACTTCGACGATTGATCCATCTGGCTGGAATCCACCGTCTGGCTTCGCATCGAACCGGTCGTGCAGCGATTGGACTTTCCCACGCAACCAGCCAATGAACGGACTGTCTCCGGGGCGCGCGCTGCTCTTCGAATCTGGTTGTGCCTGCGCTGGCGCTCGCGAGTCGGCCTGGGTAAGGCTAGGAGAATCGTCAGAGCTACCGCCGAACCACGCGGCCATTTTGGCGACACCGCCGACGATGTTGCCGATCACTTCCGCGACCTTGCCTGCTTTCGTCAGGAAGATGTCGACGTCCTTGCCGACTTCGGTCCAGTTGATCTCCGAGACCCACTTCGCCACCGCCTCGAGTGCCGACGCGATCTTGCGTGCGACCTCGTCAGCATGACCGGCCGCCCATCGCTCAAACCCCGTGGAGATCTTTTCGAGCACCGGAGCCAGATGCTCCTGAAGCAGCACCCAGAAAAGGTGAATGTCTCCGGTTAGATCGCGGATCGAGTTATCGAACGCTCGGCCCGCGTCGGCCGCCTGCTCGGGGTTGATCCCGAATGCGCCGAGCTTCTGGCGATACTTCTCCTGCGCCGCCTGAATCTTCGGCAGACCGTTCTCGAGCATTAGCAGCGTGTCGGGATCGATCCCGAACAGGCTTGCGTACTGAGCCGCGATGTACGGCTGCATCTGCTTCATCTTGCCGATGAAGCTCTCGAACTGCTCAAGCGGCCCCTTGCCGGTGACTCCTAGCTGCGTGAGCAGGCCGTTCATTCCCGGGTTGAGGCGCAGCGTGCGCGTGAAGCCCTCGAGGGACGCCTGCGCCTGGTCGGCGGTGAGGCCAATCTGGCCGGCGGCGTACCGCAGCGCCATGATATTGCCGACGGTCTCGCCGGTGCGCTGCGAGGCGTAGTACAGGCGCTCCATCTCTCCCGAGATGACCTTGACACCAGCGACGACGGCGACGGCGGTCGCCGCCACGGCCGCGCCGAGCTTCATCACCGTCTTCGTGACACTGGCGAGCGATGCCGTGAACTTCTTCAGGCTGGTCTCGTCGGTCCTGTAGCCGATCGAAACCAGAAACTCCTTGATGACTTCTTCGTTCATCGCTTGCCTTTATCCATGTGGTCTCGGACGCGCTCCTCGTTTTCGCGCTTGACCGACAGCGCGTCATTCAGCAAGGCCACGTCGCACAGGTCGACTGTGCCGTCGATGAGGGACTCGTATTTCAGCAGCCCCTCCATCACCGGCAGCAGCAGCCAGTCCTCGCCATCAGGAAGCGAAGCGTACTCGACGCCGCTCAGGCCGCCGCGGTCAAAGCTGACGACGGCCCGGCGGGAAAAAAACTGCCGAGGTTCTGCTGAATTACTGCGACCGTGAGTTGAAGCATGGCGGGCAGGTCGATGTCCTGGAACAGCAGGCCGCCGTTCTTCACCATGACGCTCTGCCAACCTTGGCCGGACTGCCGCTGCACGACGAGCAGGCACGTATCGAGCACGTAGTCTGTGTCCTCGTCGGACATCTTCGCCAGCGCTTCGGCGATCGGGCTGACCATTTCGGCAAAGCCCTTCGCCTCGCCCTTCAGTGCACCGCCGAGCCCAGCAAGGAGCGGAGCCAGCCGGCGCGCGACGTGGAACTGGCGTTTCGCATCGAGGCGGCCGATCCGATACTGCTGGCCGCTGATTTCGACAAGTTCGCTCATAGTCAGACGCCCGCGGCGAGTGCCGGATCGACGATGCCGGCGTTGAATTCCCATTCGATCGAGCCGGCTTCCTTGGCGTAATCGTTCTTCGGGAACTTGGTGAACGCCACCGACTGGCAGGTGTAGACGTCGCCGCGCACGGTGTCGGTCGCAGTGAAGATGTTCTGCGCCCAGTTCGCCGAGCTCGTGCGCTGGAAGTTGTACATCGCCGAGAGCAGAGCATTCGTCGGCGAGGTCTTCTGCAGACGAATGGTCAGCTTGCCCGCCTTGCTCGGGTTCAGGCTGTGCATCGGAGTGCCGTCGGCGCCGACCTTCATGTTGTCTGCGTCCTCGGTGAACTCGACCGAGAAGCCGCCCTCATCGATGCCGGCGCCTGCGCCAAGCGAGATGGCCCCGCCGGGGCCGATCAGCGACGCATTGAAATTCGAAAACGAGTACGTGCCCATTCAAGCCCCTTTATTGGTTCACGGTGATTGCGATGTCCACCGAGTGGATCGCGCCAGCTTCCTTCGCTGCGACCTGAAACGCGACCGACTTGCGCGCGGCGCGGTTCGCCTGGCTCTGGTTCGAGATCGGCGGCGCATAGACGTAGAAGCCCTTCGGCATGTAGTCACCCTGGCTCAGCGTGCCGAATCCACCGGAGTTCCACACACCAGCGGCAAGGAAGCCGTTGCTCACGTATTGCGCGCACACCTGCTCGATCTTCGTGGCGATCAGGTGATTGCCCGCGTCCGTCTGCGGGATCTTCGTCGTGCTCGTGTAGAGCAGGTTGAAGACCGCGTTCTGAATGTCGATCGCGAGGTTGTCGGCGCCCATCACCGAGTCTATGAAGTCACCCGACGAGCAGACGCCTTGCTCGATGATCGCGGTGTCGTTCTCGTACTCGACAAACACGTTACAGTTGAACGCTTCGAGCGCGTTTGCCTGCGTCGTGTTGAGGTTCTCGGCGGCAATGCCCGGCTCATCCTTGAACTTCAGCGTGATGACGGTATTGTTGCCGGTGTAGTCGGTCGTCAGGATGCGCGCGAGCAGGGATACAACCGCGTAGGCGCTCGAGCTCGAATACTGAACCGCTGTCTTCTTGTATCCGAGCGCCTTGAGTTGGTACGCGATGTTCGTCGTGTCGCTCGCGACAAGTACGCCCGCCTCTTGCGTGGACACACCGTAAAAGTGCTTCGTTGCCGTGGCTTCGATGTATCCGGCGACAGCGACATGATCTGCGTCGACAGCGGACGGGATCGTCAGCGCATACCACTGCTGGCCGAAGTTCGCGTCGAACAACGTCGCGGCGGCCAGTGCGGTTTCGGCTGCGGCGCCGCCGGACACGTATGCTCCGGAAAACGTCGACGTCAGGCCCATCAGGCCCGAGATGTCCGTCCCGGAAACAGGCGCCTGCGCGAAGCTCACCGTCGAGCTTGCGCCGGTCGTCGAGCTCGTGATCTCGAACCGCTGGAACACCGCATTCCAGACGCAGGTGCCCGCGCCCGCGAGAGCCGTCGTGACAGCCGACGCGACACCGTTCAGATTCGTCACGCTGCTGAGGTTGATCGCCGAAAGCGACTTGAGCGTGCCGTCGACGGTCACCTTCATGCCGCCGGCAGTGACTGCGGTGAAGTTGGACAGCGCTTGCTGTGCGGCCGACAACGTGCCGCCCAGCAACTGACCGGCTGCGGCCGCCTTCGCCCACCGACCGATCGTGACCGACGCGGGCTGCGGCGCCTGCTGAAACCAGAGAACAGCAGCCTTATATTCTTCCGACGAGGTGCCGAAATCGGTACCGACAGACGTGATGTCGCCGTAAGTCCGGAAGCGCGACACGAGGTCGATAACCGCCGAGGTTCCGAGAATCAGCAGCGTCGAGGTGTTTTGCGACTGCGCGGCTTTCTGCGTGAGCGTGATCGTCGCGTTGACCAACCGGCTAATCGGCAGTGTGTTCGACATGTGTGCGTCCCAAATAGAAAAGGCCCGCGCGCGGCGGGCCTCAATGCTTTGTGAATGAGGGTGTTACTGCGAGACGTGAATCGCGGTCGTCACGGTGTCGGTTTCGAGCGTGGCATCAGCCGACAGCAGATTGAGAACGCTGTACGTGCGGACCACCTGGCGACGAATGCGAAACGAAAGGTCGAACCGGCGCTGCCACTGCTGATTGATCAGTTCGGGTGCGGCAATCAACTTGCCGACGTCGACCAGACCCATCGAGTTCAACGTGAGCATCCCGTGGTTCTGCTCCACATAGATGCCGTCGCGCGCCTGCGCGGCGTACTGCATCGCTGACGGGCCGTAGAAGCTCGCGAGCAGCGCCAGGATCTCGTGCCGGTACAGCACGTCCGTGCCGTCCGTGTTCGGGACGTGGACAATTGCCGGGCGAGCATCCTGCTCGATCTCGGTCACGCCGATTGCGCACCAGTTCTGGTTCGGCTCGGGCTGCTTCGGTGCGACCGGCTGCCAGCGCGGGCGAACCATGCTGCCGGGAAGCCCAGTCAGGCCGACGATCAGCTGCTGGAAGAGTGCGTCAAGCGCGGCGCCCTCGATCGGCGGCGACGCGACGACTGGCTGAAGGTATCCGCCAGTACTTGAGTCGTTCGCCATATCAGCCTCCGGAGAGCGGGATCAGTTCGCACTGCGCGGCCACGAAGCCGCGGCCGTACGTCGACCAGTCCCGCACGTTGACCACCGTGTATTGCCGCCCCTGCCATGAGACGAGGTCGGCGTCGAAGCCGATTCGCCCATCGGACAGTTGGAACTGCGTGTGGATCGTGATCGATCCTTCAATGCGCGAGCCGTCCGGCCGGCGCAGCAGCTGATCGCCGGCGTCGTTCGTGACGACGCCAGCGAACGGCGTGACCGTCTGCGTGTTGCTGGCGATGCCGTTGGCGTCGACCGTCTGCGCCTGGCGCGTGCATGTCAGGCTCGTGTCCTGAAACATCGGATCGAGCAGGACATCAGATACGTCGAGCAGCGGCATTATTTCTTCTCACGAATGACGTGCGTGACGGAGTTGCGAAGCGAGCCGGTGTCGACCAGCGTGTTCTCGCGGGTCACGCCGCGCGCGCGCCGCGCTGCCAACGTGGAGTCAGCGAGCTTCGGCTGAATGTTGCTGTTGATCTTGGCCTTCACGCCTTTCTCAGCGGTCAGGCCAGCTGCGGTGAGCGCCGCGTCGGCGCCTTGCAGGTTGCCGCTGAGTGCGGCTGTCGCGCCTTTCTTCAGTCGCTCGGCGCACTCTTTCTGCACGTCCTCGACGCCCGGCACGAGCCAGGGGCGCGCGGGGATGTTCTTCGCAGGCGAGCCGCGGTCGAGGATGTATCCGATCTGCGCGTTCGTGATCGGCGTGTCTTTGCGCTCCGGCGCGCTGTCAGGGATGCCGACCAGCACATCCTTTTTGACCAGCGCGGTCATGCTGCGGAGCACGCCCTGCAGCTTGTCGCGCGTGATCGAGACGCTCATAGCTGCATACCGCCGGCGCCCATCAGGCGCGCGAGACCAAGGAAGCGGATTCCGTAGCTCGTCAGGTTCCAGAACCCGGCATCGGACAGGCTGACAGCGCCTGCGTCATAGCTAACGCTGACCTTGTCGACCGACTTCGAAGCGGTCGGACCGGTCACCTGCCCCGGGATACCGCCGGCGGAGGCCGCCTGCTCATCGCGCGCGGCCATCGCCAGATGGTGCGCCGTGACCAACTCGATTCCGATGTTCGTCAGATCGCCCCAGCGGCACGCGTTCACGAGCGATACCGCAATCGTCAGCCAGAGATTGACTGTCGCATCGGGGTAAGTCGTCGTGTCGGCGAACTCGGGGAAGTCCGTTCGGAATTGAGTTGAATCCACGGCTAGCCTTTGGTCTTGGCGGTTTTCGTCTCGGGCTTCACGACTTGCGCGTGCTCCTGGACGTACCAGTGTTTGGCGGTCGCGTCGTCAACCTCATGCTCGCCGGCCGCGAACTCGCGCTGGCCGGCGGCATCGGTGAGAACGAACGGCTTCTCAACGATGATTTTCGGCATCGTCAGATACCGTCACGATAGCCGAGCGTCTCCGGATACACCACTTCGACCACGCCCAGACGACCGAAATAGGTCGTCAGTTGGCGGATGTCGCGGTATTCCAGCGGCGTGCGCTGCAGCGGCACGAGCGGGAAGCGCACGCGCTCTGCGTCCTTCGTGTACGCGACCATGCGGTTCGTGCTGCCTGCACCGCGGCTGGTGAGCCACTTCGACGGCAGGATCTCGAGCGGACGGCCGTTGATCGCGTTCGACAGCGAGTTGTTCTTCAAATACTCGAGCACGCTGATGTTGCCGGCGGAGCTGACGAGCGTCGCGACGAGGCGCGAATAGTTCGTCGGGTCGATCAGCAGGCGATCCGGGCACACCGCGTACGCCGACGCTGCCCAGACGCTGTTCAGCAGATCGTTCACGTCCGCGAGCATCTGTGCGGGTGTTGCCGTGCCCCAGCCGCCGGTGACAGCGTTCGAGACGTTCGTCACGTTGGCGTTGTTCACCAGACCCGTCACGCCCAGCACGGTGTCGCCGATGTAGACCTGCTCATCGACGTCCATGTTGTGCTTCAGGTTCATACCGGCGAACTTCTGCTGATCGACCGGGCGACCGAGCTTCTGAGCCGATTCCAGTTCCGGAATCGTCCAGCCGATCTGCATGGCCCAGAGGGTCAACGGGTTCGGCGTCTTGCCGATGTCCAGCGCGATGCCGGCGATCGCCGATGCATCCTTGCCGACCCACGACTTGCCGTTCGGCGATGCGCCGCCGGCGGCCGCGAACGTCGAGTTCGTGAACGACGATGTTTCGTCGGCGATCGACACGTCTTCACGCAGGTCGATGTCGCGCGACCAGGTGACCGACGACAGCGGCATGTGCAGGCGCTGATCGAGGCGTTCGAGCTCGCCGATCAGGAATGCGCCGGTGCTGTCGATCGTCTGCGAGTCGAACGTCAGCAGGCTGTCGGTCGTGCGCGCGCGGATGATGGCGGGCGCAGCGCGAAACGCGAGAGCCGCCGAGAGAAGCGATTTCTTCATTCTTGCCCCTTAGATGTTGAAGGCGATTTCGACGTTGCCCGAGGCATCGCCAGCGTTCATGAACGTGGCACCAGCGACGGCGATCGTGTTGGTGGAGTCGGCTGCCGCTTCGATGCCGCCGATCGGCTTTCCTGCAGCGGCCGCAGCGACGCGGACATAGACCTGGCTGCCGAGCGACGGCGTGCCGGCGTTGACCTTTACGGTCATGTAACCGCGGCGCAGCACGTCGGCCATGCCCGAAACCGGCGGCGTCGAGGTGCCGAGCGGGTCCTGCGACGAGACTGTCGGGTACGGACGGACGAGCAGGCCATACACTGCCGTCGCGGCGTCGCCGGTCGTGATCGGAACGAACTTGCCGCTCGCGACCTTGCCAAACAGGCCGTAGCCCGGGAACGGCAGCGAGGAGTTCAGAACACCGGGTTCGACGGTCGCCTGCGATTGGCGGCTGATGTCACCCGGAATGCCCGAAGGCATGCGAAACAGAATTGCGTTGCCCATGAGGCTTCTCCTTACTTGGCGGACCGATCGGCCCAGTATTCGCGGTTGCGTTGGTTGATGTCAGCGACGGTCGAGCGCTTGCCGAAGTCCTTCGTCGGCGCGGCCGATGCGTGCGCGCGGACGTTGTTCTGCGCCTTCATCAACTCGCTGGCGCCCATGAACGCGGCATTCACCAGGGTGACGGGCATCGCTTCGAAGTCCGCCGTCTTGCCACCGATGAACGGGGCGATTGCAGCGCGGCCTGCGTCGCTCTGGTACGCCAGATCGAGCGCCTTGCGTTGGCACTTGCACAGCGCTGCGGCTTGGTCCGTGGTGCTGGCCTTCGCGTCGAGCGTCGGCAGCTTGATGCCCGGCGACAGGATCTCGGCGCGCGACAGGATGGTCTTCGCCGAATCGCCGGTGTACAGATCGACTTCAGCCTGATTCAGCTTGCCGGCCTGCTCTGCCTCGAGGATGTCATCGCCGGTCTCGGCCTTCTCTTCCTCTTCTTCATCATCGCCGTCGGCATCCTTCGCGGTCGCCTTGACGAGCGCGGCGAGGAGCGCGTCCTGCGCTTCCATGCGCTTCATCAGCGTCTTGATGAGAGCCGAGTCGCCGGTCTTTTCCTTCCTCTCTTCTTCCTCCGACTCTTCGTCGTCGGTCTTCTTTTCAGTTTCCATCTCCGCTTCGGCGTCTTTCATCAGAGCGCGAAGCTTGTCGAGAAAGCTGGGCTTCTTCTTCATCTCAGGTTCCTTATCTCCGATCGCGCAACGCGGGCCGCAGCGGCCGCGCTCAACGAGGGCTACGTGGTTGACAACGATGTTCCGCTGAACCCCGCGGCCGGGTGATACCTGTTCGTAATCGGCTTCGTAGCCGAGGGAAACTTCTTCGATGCCGTCGTCCTGCACGGCCTTAATGGCGGCCTGCTCGGTCACCAGCAGATCGGCGATGATCAGGTCATCCTCGATGCCGGAGCCGCGGCGCACGTTGAACATCGTTCCGCGCGAGAGCGCGCCGAAGTTCGCCGGGCCGACGAAGTCCTGCGGGTGATCCAGCGTGACCGGCTTTCCCTCGCAGCTCGCGAGCGTCTCGTCGCGAAACACTTCCTCGGGCGTGCGGCTGATGCGGATCAGTCCGTCGGCGCCTGGCTCGACGGGCACCTCCCCGGCGCCGTAGAGCATCTCGCCAGTGCGCGCGACAGGAACCTCCTGACACAGCAGGAAGCCCTCGGGCGTCAGCGATCGCTTCGGGCCGAGCTTCTGAATGGTGTAAAAGCGCATGTCAGTCAGGGATGACCGGTTCGGGATAGCACCGGCAGTTGTAGATCTGGCCCGCGTGCGTGACGGTGCCGTCCGAAAGCCTCGGAGGCGTATCCCATCGCACGTAGCGGCCGTTCATCTCCTTGTGCGAGTGCCGCACGTCGGAGTCGTTCGAGGTTCGCCAGATGTAGCCTTCGCTGCCGATGTGCTCGGCGCGCGCCTGCGTAAGCACCGACGCCGTCCGAGCAACCTCGGTGCGGGCGATCAGCTTCGCGCGGTTCTCCGACACGAGGCCGGAGCGGGCGACTTCCTTCTGGATCTCTTTCGCGCGCGTGCTGTTCTCGATGCCGGCCAGCGTCAGGTCATGCACACGCTGCGCGGCGTCGAGCGGCAGGCTCTTAATGAGCGTCACCTGATCGGCGAGCAGCGCGCGCATCAGTTCGCCCGTCGGAGCAGTGCGGATCTCGGCGGCTAACCCTCGCGATAGCTCGCGAGCCTGCTCCATCCACGCCTGCTCGTCCCGGCGGTTGACGTCGGCGAGCATGCGCGTGGCCGTCGCTTCAGCCCACGGTGTGAGCGCCTCGGCATACCTGCGCAGCACGTCGGTCATTGTCGGAACGACCGCCGGATCGCCCGGCGGAAAGCCGTTGATCAGCACGCCCACCTGGTGCGCGACCTTGCGCAACTGGGTGGCGTACTGAATCTCAGCTTTGCGCGCCCGGACCGGATTCTTGTTCCGGTCCCGCTTCTTGTCGTGCGTTCGGATCATCGGGCGCCGTCAGTTCGGTCAGGTCTGGCAATTCATCGTCGGCGTCGTTGATCATCTCGTCGGTGATGTTCGACCAGACGCCAGTGATGTGGCTGGACTGCCGCAGTTCCTTCAGCGCTGTCTGCTGGCTGATGAGGCCGTCGTCAAACGCCATTGCGACCGTCGTTGTCGTCTTCTGCGCGACGTCAGCCTTCTCGGTATCGGACATCTGCCAGAGCGGGTTGAACCCGAACTGGAAGCCTTCCGGCGGCGCCTCGCCGATTTCGGACCGACACACGACCTCAAGCAAGCGCGTCAGCGGGTTGCGCAGCTTGCGCTCCTGCTGCTGCTTGGTGCTGTCGTAGTAAAGACGGATGTCCGAGTCGCCCGTCGAATTCAGGCCGGCAGGCGATTGGCCGAACAGGCGAACTAGCGGAATGCCAGTCGCGCCCGAAAGTTGCTGCCCGAACTGCAGCAGCACGTTGTCGAGGCCCGAGAACGAATACTGGTGCGTCTCGAACGTGTCCTTCGCGTCGATGAGGGTGATGCCCTCGTTCGACTGGAAGCGCCGGATCATGTCGACGTTCTTCAGCAGCGCCTCGAGTGCCGGGCCGCCCATGCCGATCACGTCGCGCAGGCCGTCAACCGCCAGCGTGCGCAGATGCGCCTTGTAGACGAGCTGCGCGGCGCCGGCCGTCGTGCTGTCGAACGCGATCAGGCGATCGAACAGCCGCTCGATGACCGACTGGCCCCACAGGTTCTCGGCGATCTTCTGCCAGTACGGCAACTCGACGCCGTCGAGGCGCAGCACCCGGCTGTAATGGATGCGCTGACGCGGAAGCGCCATCGAATCGGCGACCACGTCGTAGAACTTCGGCTGGCCCATGTCGGGGCCGTAGTCCGTCACCAGATCGTTGAGCGACGGCTGCACGAGCCACCGGTCGAGCACGAAAAGGCCCTTGAACTGATCCGGCCCGATGCCGTTCAGATTCAGCGGCGTTTCCGGCCGCTGTCCGTCGATCATCATCACCGCCAGGGCGCCGCCGTACAGACGCGACCACTTGATGGTGTCGTTGATCCGATCCCAGATCGCCATGCGTTCGAACGCGGCGTGGATCTTGTCCATCTTGTCGGGCGCGAGGTCCGACTCGATCTCGATGCCCGCGCGCGTCATGTCGTCGGCGACAACGTCGGTCACAGCGCCCACGACCCACGACGAGCGATACATCGCCTCGAGTTGGATGCGGTTGCGGCTGATGAAGTCGAAGCCGTATCCAGAGCCGGACGTCTGGTTCTTTGTGCCGACGCCGACGCGCGCTTCGAAGTTCTGGAAGCTGTCGCCTGCCACCCATCGCTTGTTGCTCGTCGCCTTCGCGGCGCGGGCTACAGAATTCCCTCGTTTGCGTGTCATGTGTAGAGAATCCTTGCTTTCCGCCCCGCAAGGCTTGAGTGAAAATTAACCGGCTAGGCGTGACCAGATGTCGAGCGAGCGAGCCGCAGGCTGATAGCAGATCATCACCGCGTCCGCTAAGTTCGGCGACTTCGTGCCGTCAGGCTTCTTGTCAATCGCCACCTTGCCCACAGCGTTGATGGTGTAGGTCGGCTGCGAGAGCTCCATAGTGAGGATCGACAACTCAGGCAGGTCCGAGCGGATCGAGATGATTGCGTCAGGGTCGTAGGCCATGCCGTCAACCACAGCGCGATAGGTTTCTTGGAAACGCATGCGAAGCGACCACCACGACTGCGCCTTAGCATTCAGGAAGAAATCCTTGTTCTTTCGCTTCGGGACCATCTCTCCTTCGGGGTCGTGGGCCGCTCCTGATCCGCGGAAAGGCTCGACGCGCACCATGCGGTGCCCGGCCTCTCGCCGCTTCTCGTTGATCTCGCGCGAGTCGCCGCGCACACCCGCGCCGAGGCCATCAGCGTCGTAGTCGAACACCTCGTAGCCGTGCTCGTCGCAGATTGAGAACGTCCTGACGACCGTCTGGTAGATGTCGCCGCCTTTGCCAGACCACGACTGCAGATGCTGGAGCAGCACTCCGTGCCGGCCCGCGAAGGCGTTCTTGTCGACGCCCTCGTCAGCGACGTCCAATCCACCGCGCAGCGCACCAGTCGGCTCGATGCCCAGCTTCACATGCGCGTCGATCGACGCCTGCACCCAGGCAGACGGGATCACGACGCCCTCGACAGATGCCGAGTAGTTGATGTCGATTTCCTGCGCGACCGTTACAGCGTCGAGCTCGTTGACCTGCTTTTGGTACCACGCCTCATCCTTGCGCGGGTCATCGCGCCAGTGGAACGTGAACACCTTCATCTTCCCGCTGAAGCGCTTCTGCGCGAACGGGTTGCCCATGCCATTAGGCGTCGAGATGTCCTGTCGGCAGTTGGTCGTCTGAGAAAGCGACGCATCGACGAGCATCGGTCGCTCGAGGAACGCCGATTCATCAACGATGTAGAAACTGGAGCGGTCGCCGCGGCCGATGCCGTCGCCAGACTCACCCGTGATCGTCGAATCCGTGTCCGGAAACATGATCCGCATGTGCGGCGCATGCTTGTTGATGTCCCAGCTTCCGCGAAACTCCGGCGGAAGCATCTGAAGGAACATCCGCGCTTTCCAGAACAGCGACTTCGGCGCACCGATCTTGTCGACGTATTCCTCTTTGCGCGAGCCGAACCCGGCGACCACGCCACGATTGAAAAGGCAGACAGAATCAGCAAGCGCGATCGTGAGCCACGACATTCCCATGTCGCGGGTCTTCTCGGTGATGCCTGGCTCTTGGCTGCGCCACCGCTCGATGAACCAGAGGATCCATTCTTCCTGTTTTGGAAAGAGAAGAAACGGGATGCTCGCCGGCAGGCCGCGCTCGACGTTACGAGGATCGAACGTCATGCCCCAGTCGATGATGAACTGGGCGGGGTTGTCCTTGTAAAACGTCTTCAGCGCAGGCAGCGCGCCGGGATTCGCACGAATGCGCTGCAACCGCTCCGCCCGCCACTCGAACACCTGCACATAGTCAGGGTTGCGGAAGTCGAACGGAAACGGAATTGGCATATCAAGAATTCATCAGAAGCGCGTATTGCTTGGCTGCCTCGATAGGGTCAACTGCAGTGAACTGCTTGGGATCGCTGTTTCCACCGGGCGGCTCACTGCCAACCCCGTATGCCTCGCGCTCAAGCCCGACGAGCGTCTTCAGCGTATCGCTCAGCTTTTTCATGCTGTCGATCCGGCCGACGCTGGATATAACGCGTTGATACACATCGTTGCGCTTGTCCTGCCCCTTGTCATCGTCGCTGCGGAGGAAGCTTCCGAGTTCCTCGAACAGTTCGATGTTGTCGGTCGCGATCTCCAACTCGCCGAGCAGCGACATCGCCACCTTGCGCGCGCGGGAAATATCCTTTCGGTGCGCCAGCCGAATGTCGGCAATCACCTTGGCGTTCGCCTCGACGATCACCCTGTCGGACAAGGCTGTTTCCGTGGAAACATCGCTGGAAACAGTCGCAGTGGAAACAAGCGCTTCCGCCTTGTCCTGTATACGTTTGGACAGGTCTCGGACCCATCCGAATTTCTTCGCCCGCGTATTGATGTACGTGTGCGAGATGCTGTGAGCGGCGGCTAATTCCCGAACCGACAACAGGCCGGCCCGGTAGTCAGCTTCGATGCGCTCCCAGTCCGGCGCGGCCTTCTTTTGCTGCGCCATGATTTAACCCACAGGATTTTGTTCTAAGATTGTTGCGCTCGGCGTAAGACCGAGAGCAACCTTATACGAGGAAAACACGTTGACACCAGCATTCGACAAGGACTGCAATCTCACCCTCTGGGTGGATCATGAGTCCGGCCACATTTTCGACACGGAGATCAACTGGGTCGGATTCATGCAAAACGGCTACGCCTTCAGTTCCAAAACACTCAACTTCCTAGGAAAAGTTGATGACGGGACGCTTCAGGACACAACCGGTAAAGCGGCGTTTTGGATGCCGGCTCTCGGCTCCCCGTCAAGCGGACTGCGCCCACTGCAGCCGCTTCGTCCTTTGCGCCCACTGACACCGCTCAGACCGCTTCGTCCGCTTAACCCGCTGAGGCCTCTTCGCCCGATAGACCCGCTTGGCGGCTGGTCGAATCTCAACCTTCCGGCGTGGCTCGCTGCATAAAAAGAAACGCCCCGGGGATGAGCCGGGGCGCGAAGCTCTTGACGAGCGAGGAGACACGAGGACGTGTTCAGAGCTTCGGCAGATGCGTGCGCAGCCGATCGAATTCGCTGCCGAGGTGCGCGCGGGCTTCTGCCGAAAGGAATTTGAAGTTGCCGATGAAGGATTCGAGCCGGTCGACGATGCCGTGCGCTTCTGCTGCGGAGCTTTGGAGAGGCTCGATGTTGCTCGGTGCGGCGTCTGACATGGTGACTCCAATGTGGCGAGAGCTGGCCGCGTCTTCCGTGAATGGATTCGCTGGGCGAGCGGAAGGGGTTGCGCTCTCATCCGCGCTCACTGCCCCGTATGTGTTGCCAGGTGCCTGCCCTGAGCAATGAGCGCGAATCAGAACGCAAAAAAGCCCGCTCAGTGGCGGGCTTCTCTCAGGTTCAACTCAGAACCAACTCGGCTTTATCTTGAGGCACCGATCCCTCCCTATGGGGATCAGTAAGCTCACGCCGAAGCGGAATCGGTAATCTGAATAGCATTTTAGCGATATTTTCAGGGTTTACAAGCTGTTTTTTCAGAGAAGCCTCAGCCTCTGCGATGATCAGATCCCACGGCCGGCCTCGCAAGTTGACTCCGTGCGCCTTGCGCATCCGCGTGACGACCTGAACGTCGCTCATGTTCCAGATGTAGTGATACTTGAGGATGAACTTGTGCACCGGGTGCTGCATCGATGCCCACGCGCGCTCTACTAGCCAAGCGTCGAGCTCGTCTTTAGTGAGGCCGAGCGGCGCGCCGTCATACTTCGCTTCCGAATCGCGGATCGCGACGTACCATCGCGCCCACTGCGCGCATACGCCTGACTGAAACTTCGGAAGGCGCACCACGCGCGCCCAATTGTCCAGCCGCTCGCCGAAAGTCTCAAAGTTCATTCATCCCCCGTTTCGTATCGCGCGCAGCGCTTCGATTGCCAATCATCCCGCCAGTGCTTTGACGGGTCCTTCTTGCACGCCATGTAACTGACGTCGAAGACCCGCTGCTCGACGAAGTGGCGACAGCCGCGACACGTTCTCGCTTCACGTTCTTCCACGATAATCGCAGGGTCTCTGTAGTCGCCGCGCCTCATACTGGATCACTCATTAGGATGCCTATATTTTACATTAGATTTATTAGCTAAACAATTGTTTCTTATGATGTTTTGAGTTCCATCTTGCGCGTTCGTACGGGCTCCCAGTGCTCATACGCGAGGTCCCAAACTGAGAACTTTTCTTCGCGCGGCGCCGGACCCTGATCGAGCCACGCGTGGCACCAATAGCACCCCGGCACCGTGTACTGATGCGCCGCTTTCTTCGCGCCTCCCTTGCCGTGCTTGCTCTGGTTGCTGTGGCACGGAACAACGATGTCGGGCGACGCGTCACCGCCGCAGATAACGCTCAGGTAGCAGCGCTCGTCGCGACAGGCCGCCAGATACTTTGAGCCCTCGGCGACCGTCGGCTTCTTCGCTCGACGGCGCAATGTCGTCTTGCGGTCGGCGAGCGCGAACGGCTTCGGCTCCTTGCGCTTGAACCCGGTGCGCTTCATCGGCGCTGATCGCTTCATGCTGAGAACTCCACGCCGAGCTCGCCGGCCGCGTACGACTGAACGTCGCCGAGGAATGTCGAAAACTCGCCGACGGTCATCTGCGTGGTCGACTTCCGCCGCGTAATGATCTCGCCGTCTGGCAGCACCATCTCGTCGAGCACGCCATACTTGCGCGCGAAGAACTCGTGCCAGGCGTCCTTGTGGAACTGGCGGCCGTCGACCCACGCCTGCTCGGCGATCTGCTTCAGGACGCCGCCCCAGTAATAGCGGTTCTGCTGCGCATTGCGCTGCTTCTCCTCGGCGGTGACGATCACGCGGAGCGGCTCGCCTCTGTCGGCGAAGACGCCGGCGTTCGCCTTCAGGAAGGCTACGAGATGGTGCGCGACGCCCGGATCATGTAGACGGAACTCTCGGTACAGGACCTCGCTCATGGATATGCGCTCCCCGGCTGGCCCGGCACATTGCTGCCGGTGCACGCGTTGCGATGGTCATTCGCGTGAGGACAGCGCTTATTGCCGCATGCCTCGCAGACGATCATTCGACTCATCGTCAGGGGAACGTCCATGCCGCCAATGTCGACGGCCTTCCCTTCGAGGCACTTTCGACACTCGCAGGGGCCCGACTTTGCAGCCTTCATCTCAACCGCCACGCCTGCGGCGCGTGTGATCTGCGCCTGGGCCCACTTAACCAGCTCGACGAGACTCTCGACGCGGCCTGAGATGTTCAGGTCGCACGCCTGGCGCGCGACTTCTTGCGGCGTGATTCCGATCAGGTCGCTCATTGCTTCGGAGCCTCCGCCGGCTTCGTCCAATCCTTGCGTCGGATGCCCAGCGCGAACCAGAGTGCGTCGAAATTTTCCGGAATCATGCTGCTCTCCCAAAAAGTGCTTGAATGATCGGGTCCTTCATACGTGGTGCCTTGCGCTTTCGTGCTGCGTACCGCTGCTTTCGGATTTCCCACTCCACCGGGTCGATGCGCTTCATGAAGCGCTCAACCCGCTGTTTCTGGGTCATCTTCTTGGGCTTCGGTTGGCTGACTCCGGCGCCGATGACGTAGAGCGCCTGCCACTGCCCGTTGCAGCCGGCCTGCCGCCAGAGAGTGATGTGCGCGCGTCCTTCGTTGACAAGTCGGCCCAGCAACTCGCGCGCGTGGCCGAGATCAATGTCGATCTCCTTGAAAACGTCGATGGCGGCCCGGGCCTTGCCGTCAGCCATAAGATCGGCGACCACGCCCAGCATTTCGGAATGGCCGCGGTGCTTCGCGCCGAATCCCAACTGCTTCGCCTTGCGGAATGCGTATTGCATGCTTCGGCCCGGCAGGAGATGCATCTGATCCTTTATCGGCACGGACGACTGCCACATGACGCGCAGCGTCTCGATCTCTTGTTGAGTCCAGACGGCAGCCATCACGCAACCCTCAGTTCGAAGCGCTTCGTCCCGCCGGCATTCTTCACCATCACGACCTTCCCGCTTTCTTTGCGTCGCACGGATTCCCCGGCGGCCCGCGTGTACTGAAGCTTTGTCACCGTCTCGGTCAGCTGCTCGAACAGCTCGATGCCGCTGTTCATGGCCGGCAGGCCGCCGATGCCGAACACCAGTCGTCCGGTCGCATGGAACCGCTCAGCCGCGTCGATCATTGCGTTTTGCGCTGCATACACGACTTCGAGCCCGATACTCCCGTTGCCTGCCTCTTCGCACAGGATCTGCGCGATGTTCAAAGCATTGACGACCGTGTGCCATGCGTTCTTGACGTTCTCGCCGCGCGAGATGGACAGCGCCGATGCATGAACTGCCGTGAGAATCGCCGTGCGGGCGCTGCTGTCGAGCGGCGCATTGCCTTCGAACAGGAAAGACGTGATGTCCTTCCGCTTCGATCTCGCGATGTATGGCTTCCTGGTCTTACGATTCGCCGGCATTAAGCGGCCCTCCCCATCAGATAATTGATCGCCTGTTCCGGCGTCTCGACTACGTATGCTTCGCCCTTCCAGTTCCCGAACCAAACCGCTTCGTCGTCGGTCAGCTTCCGCGCGCTGGGCGGCTTCGCCCCATCCTTCACTTCCATCACCACCGTCCTGCCTCTAAACCCGACCAGAAGATCCGGGCATCCCGAACCGACCATGTGAATCGGCGTAACGCTCGCCCCTACTTTCCGCAGCGCCGACACCACGTCGGCCTGATTCGCATCCACCTTTGCCGCTCGCCTCAATCGAAACCTCTCGTGCGCGATGTCTTGTTCACCGTTGCCGTCGGCCAGGCGCCGGCATGGTTCTCGAACTTCATGAACTCGCCGCGATACGTCAGCGGAATGTCGCCAGTACGGCCGTGGCGGAACTTCGCGACGCGCAACTGTGCGAATCCTTGCCACTGCTCGCCCGCCTCCGGGTTCGAGACTTCCTCGCGGTGGATGAACAGCACGGCGTCGGCGTCCTGCTCGATCGAGCCCGAGTCGCGCAGGTCGGAAAGCATCGGCAGTCGGTTGCTGCGTTCCTCGACCTTCCGGTTGAGCTGCGCGAGAGCCACGATCGCGACGTTCAGTTCCTTGGCGAGCGCCTTAAGGCCGCGCGAGATGCCTTCGATCTCAGCGTTCCGGTTCGCGCCCTCGCCCGTCATCAGCTGCAAGTAGTCGACGACGATCACGTCTAGGCCGGCCTTGCGCTTCACCAGGCGCGCCTTCGAGCGGACGTCTAGCATCCGGAGTGCGGCCTGATCGTCGATGTAAAGGTTCAGGTCGCGGATCTTCATCGTTGCGGCCGTCACGCGGTTCCAAAATTCGTTGTCGTCTTCGGGCGAGGCCATCACGGTGTCGAGCGGGATGCGGCCCAGAGACGCGAGGTTCCGGTCGTGGAGTTCCGATTCGGGCATTTCCATCGACAGGAACAGCGCGCTGTGATCGATGGCGACGTGCGTCGCGATGTTCAGCGCCAGAGCCGTCTTGCCCATGCCGGGACGCGCTGCGAGGATCACCAGCCAGCCCGGGCGCAGTCCGCCGTTCAGTTGGCGATCTATGTCGTCCAGGCCCGTTTTGATGACCCGATCGGAACCCGTCGAGCGGCGCTCAAGCGCGCTGATGTGCTCGGCGAGACCTTGCGCGGCCAGCTTCGGCTCGCGCTTGATCGTCGCCTCACCGAGCGCCTCGAGCTTTGCTGCAGCGCGATCGATCAGCGTTCCGGCGCTCTCCGGCGTCGCGCCGACCGAATCCTGAATCTCTGCCGCTACGGTCAGCAGACCGCGCTTCTGGGCCCTGTCCCGAACGATTTCGGCATAGCGCGCCACGTTCACGGAACTCGGCGTGCTCTGCGCGAGGTCGTTCAGATACCGCAAGCCGCCCACGTCAGCGGCGCGGCCGTCGACGTTCAGACGTTCGAAAACGGTCATCACGTCGGCGCCGACGCCGCCGGCGATCAGCTTCGTGACCTCTGCGAAAATCGTCCGATGATCAGCCCGGTAAAAATGCTCGGTGCGCAGATCGCCGATGCGGTCGATCGCGTCGTTGTCGATCAGCAGTGCGCCGATGACGCTCTGCTCGTGCTCGATGCTGTGCGGCGTTGCACGCTGCAAGTCGTTGGCGCTCATGCGGCCTCCGCGTCATGGAATCGGCCTTCGCGGATCTTCGCGAAGTTCTCGGCTTTGCAAATCCAGTCCAGCCCCGGCGTGAACGGCTTCCGATCACCGGCAGTCGCGCGGCCGGTCAGGAAGTCCGACTTGGCGATGTAGCCGAAGAAACGGCGCCACCACTCGAGGTTTTGGCGCTTCGCGTCTTCGTTCCAACGGCAGCGGAGGTGATCGGCGCGTGACGCGGTCCAGTCGCGGATCATCGGGCTTGCAGGCAAAAGCTCGTGGTACAGGGCAATGATTTCCTGATGCGGGCACGCAGGCTTAGCAGACTTCGGTCGCTGCTCGGACAGGTCGTCAGCCTGGCTGGCGACAAGCAACACGTCAGTGTTGCTAGGGGTTATCTCTTCTCTTATCTCCTCTTCTCTGTCGTTGCATTGCGTTGCATCGCGTTGCATGTCGTCCCCGATCGTTTCAGTGAGTTTCTTTTTCTCGCGGTGGAGACGACTACGTTCAGTGTTGGAAAGGGCGCCAGTATTGGGATTGCCGGAATCTTCGCGCTTCGGCTGACGTCCTTCCCATCCGGCGATGCGACCGTCGACGATCAGCTTCTTCTCGACCATTGCATTCCAAACCTGCTCCACGCATCCGTCAGCGAGACCCAGCAAAACGTCGTAGTCGTTGCAGTCGAACGATGCAACGTTGCCGCGCGTTGCATCTGCGTTGCATTGCGTTGCATTGCTCGCGCACTCAAGAAGGCATGCCCACACGGAAATAACAGTCGGCAGCGGCTGAGCGCTGCGACGTGCCACCCACTGGAACTTTGGGTCTGTGACCGTGCCGTGCCACCAACGAAACCAATCCATGTCAGGCTCCGACAGCGACCAGCGCTTCGTTAAGTCGCGCGAGGCGGCCGTCATTGAGAGCCTTGATCTCGCGCTTCAGCTGGTCACAAATCCACAGGCGAGCGGCACGCTCTTCGCACGTCGTCATGCGGTGGCAAAGCTCGTTGATACGAGCCTCGCGCGCCGAGTCCAGGTTGGTCGAATCCATGATTAAGCCTTGGGCAATCCGAGAAGTTCCTGACGCTTTCCGGTGTGCAGATCGCGCACCGAACCGCGAACCTGCAGGCGGTTGGCGTCGATCAGCGCGCGGGCACGGCCGCACACACTGGAAAGCTTCAGGTTGGTTTGTGCGCTGATCTGCTCGCGCGTCAGCAGGATCTCGGGCGAGTCGAAGCAGTCCATCACCATTTGCTGGGTGTGGCAGAGCTGCTTGACCGTCATCGAGTGAAACGACTCCGACTGTGTGTCGGAGACGCGGCGACCTGAGCGGCCGCTAAAGTGTTCGGTGTTCATATGGGTCCCTCCTGTGAGGAGTACTAAATCGGAACAGAAGGAGGCTCCCGTAGAACCTGCTTGTGTATCGACTCATCCCATTCGATGCGCCGGCAGGCCGTGCCGGCGCGGTGTTTCTAGTGCCCTTGCTGCGTGGACTGCATCAACTGACCGATCTGTTTGAATGCTTCGAACAAGGTCGGGTCGGTTGCTCGTTGCTGCCTGAGGTCCTCCCTTATGGCGTTTTTGTCGTCTCCCACTCGGCTTCTCGCTGCTTCGATTGCCTCATGGACTCTTGCAAGTGCTTCCTCGTCGGACATGTCACCTCTTGTTGGCGATCATTCTCTCTAATATGGTCAACTCGACCCGGTCAGCCCACCACTGACTAACGGCCCGGTTGCCTACAACACGCTCGAACTCGTCGACCTTTTCGGCCGGCAAGTCCGCCCGCTTCTTGCCCTTCGTATCGAACGCCTGCGGATTCACGAAGTTCGTGACGTGCGGCGCGTACAGTCCGCACAGCTCCGCGAGTGTTCTTTTCGTCATGCCTTTGACGGCCCGGTTCTCCCAGGCAAGCCAAACGGCATCGCGAAAAGTCGCACACTTGGCGATCTCAGCGTCAGGCAGGAACCGCGGAGCATCTGCAGAGCCTTCCGACTTCAGGTTGTGTGCAGCGGCCTTGTGCGGCGTTTGTTGTGTCTGCATCTTCCTTTCCAGTTAGTGAAAAACAATCGTATTACGACTTGGATTACTGCATGGAGCCGGGGGAAATTGAAGGGGTCGACCGACCCCTTAACCCCATGAAACTCACCCAGAAGAAAATCCGCCAGATGATGCGTTTCAGAAGAGCAGCAAAATTAAGCAGCAACCTTGTCCCGGGATCGCATGACCTTCCGATGAAGAGCGACGAGCTTCCGCCCCTTTTCGTAACCGAAGGACTTTTGCTTGGTTTGCCTCAGGACATGGTTGACGGCCGACTGACTGGCGCCGATTTGGACGGCGATTTCAGTCTGGGTCATACCGGCATCGAGGCAGTCGCGGATGAGTTGGGTCCAGTTCATGAGTCCAATATTAGCACACTAATATGCACTGTCAATAGTGATCTACTTGAGAAAACTAATAACATGCGTCTCATGAGCATAGGTCACCGAATCCGTCAATTAAGGGAAAAGGCCGGACTTTCCCAGTCAGATCTCGCAATTAAGGCGGGCGTGTCGCAAGGTACGATCAGCCAACTCGAGAAGAACCCCAATCAGAAGACAAAGCACCTGGTCGCAATCGCTCGCGCATTGGATGCGTCGGTCGACTGGCTCGAGAAAGGGACCGGTCCGATCGAACGCCAAAGAAAGACGGCGATCACTCCGGATGACTCGGACGAGTTCATTGCCATCAGAAAAGTCGTGTTCAGAATAAGCGCAGGTGTAGCAGGATTTGCCGTCGATTTCCTAGACAACGGCGACGGCGCCCCACTGTTTTTCCAAAAGACGTGGTTCGCAACCCGTGGGTACGACCCGGACGATCTCTATGCGATCAAGGTGCGCGGCGCCAGCATGGAGCCGTCGCTCGCGGACGGCGACACGGTTGTAGTCAACACGGAAGACAAAACTCCAATGGACGGCGAAGTGTTCGCCGCCAACTATGACGGCGAGCTGGTCGTGAAGCGCCTGGTGCGGGACGCCGGCGAATGGTGGCTCTCATCCGACAATCGCGATGAGCGTCGATACCCGCGCAAGCGATGCGACGAGCACACCTTCATCCTTGGCCGGATCGTCCACAAGCAAAGCGAACGGATCTAACCCAGTCGCGCGGCGGGGCCAGCTTAATAAGGAAGATCTCCAAGACTGCGCCGGGCTCTGGCCCGAACGCAGCGAGCACAAACGCGCCATCACAGCCCGCCTCGAGCGGGCTTTTTGTTGTCCGCATCATGCGAATCGGCAACAATTGCACGGTCGGATTGTTTCGAAAGGTAATTTCTGTACCGAAAAGGTGTGACAAAAATACGTCGCCCTAACCTCCTCCCTGTTTCCATTCAATCGCTAAACGCAACAGTCTGTTGCGCCGAAACGCGTCCCTAGTACCATCCAAAAGAAATTATTAGTTTGCTATTGACGTTCATCTATTAGCCAACTAATATTCATTCCATGCGCTGACCGAACAGCGTGGCGGCGAAAGCCGGTGCTCTTTAAAAACCTATCTCGCTGGCCTCTTACGGGACTCGCCAGCCGGTCTGAAGACAGATCGTGAGCCAACTACAGCAACCCGCGCTAGGCCGATGTTCGGCTACCGGGCCCTGCTGAGCGAAGTTGGCGAAAAGTCTTACCAGTGCGCTTCGACGGAGCGCACCGCTAAGACAAATGGAGATGGACATGAGCCAACCGGCCGAAGACCTTATCGAACTAAAGCGCCTTGCCGAAGGCGGCGCTGGCGCCTTGACTGAAAAACTGCTGCGCGAATACGCGGCGCGAATCATTGCCTCAGGTCTGAGAGATGACCGAGGAGGCCTCTGATGTGGCCGTACCTGCTGGTGTTCGCAGCTTACGCGCTGCTCGATCACGTACTTTTTGGATGGGAGAGGTTATGGGAGCCATCACGCCGATTCATGTCACGCGCTGCGGTGATGTGGTCCTTGGACGAGAGATTGAAGCGATCGAGCAGCTGGATGAAGCAGCTCAGGAAGCGCGCTATCAGGCCGAGCAAGACCTGACATTCGACGAAGTGCTCGAGGAGATCGCCGAGAGCTTCACGAGCATCGACAAGGCAATGTTCATGGATCGTCTCATGAAAGACACGGACGAAGCGAGAAAGGTGCTGCATCGGCTCTGCCAGAAGGCATTCGAGAGCGTCGTCGAGAAGGTAATCACGCGGCAGGAGCGATAAGCCTGCCGCAAAGGAATCCAGCAGAGCCCTGACTGATGAGCGTTCACGAAGCGCTTATTTTTCAGTGCTTTGCCTTTAGTAGTCCTACTCGCCTGGCTGAGTCTCAGGCACTTGGAGATCACATGGAATCGAAGGAACTGACCGTCGTAGAGCGCGCAGCAGTCGCTCTCGGCACGCCGGAACATGAGAAGAAGCTGGTCGAGCTGGTGAAGCAGTCGGCGTCGATCGTCGAGATCAAGAATGCGGATGCGCGCGCGCAGTGCCATTCGGCTTACATGGTGCTCAAGACGGCACGTGTCGACATCGAGAAGGCCGGCAAGGCAGCGCGCGAGGATGCGACGGCGTTCTCGAAGGCGGTGATCGCGGAAGAAAAGCGGCTCGTGGGAATAACGGCGGCCGAGGAATCGCGGCTGCAAGGTCTGCGAGACGTGTGGGATGAAGCGCGCGAGGCTGAGAAGCGAGCCATCCGCGAGGAGGAAGAGCGGCGCGTCGCAGCGATCCGGGCCCGAATCGAAGCCTTCATGCTCGACGCGGTGACGGCAGCTTCGAAGTCATCCGTAGAAATTGCGGCGCACGCCGACAGCGTTGACGCGACGGTCATTTCCATCGACGAGTTCGCAGAGTTCACCGGCGAGGCGCAGGCGAAGCAATATCAGACGGTCAAGTGGCTGCGAGAGCGCCACGCTGACGCGGTTGCGAAGGAAGCCGAGCAGAAGCGCCTCGTCGACGAACGGGCAGCTTTGGAGCGCCAGCGCGCAGAGCACAAAGCACGCGAACGCCAGGCTGCGGCCGAGCGAGCCGAGCAAGAGCGCAAAGACCGCGAGGCGCGCGCGTCAGAAGAAGCGAAGCTTCGCGCCGAACGTGAAGCGCACGAAGCCGAGATGCAGGCGCAGCGCGACGAGATTGCACGGCAGCAGGCGGAGATCGCCGCTGAGCGACGGCGGCAGGAAGAGGAAGCTTCAGCTAAGCGCCGGGCAGAAGAGGCCGCAGCGCGCGCAGAAGTCCAGCAAATCCGCGCCGAGCAGGACGCCAAGATCGCCGAGCAGAAGCGGCGCGAGCGCGAGCAGTTCGTCGAGAAAGGTCCGACCGATGACGAACTGGTCGACGTGCTGGCGTCTCACTACGGCGTCACGGTCGGCGATGTTCTCCGCTGGCTCGAAGCGTTCGACATCGAGTCCTTCAAATCCAACATCGAAATCTAAATCCACGACGCCCGACAGAGAGTCTCGGGCAAGGAGAAATCATGTCTGACCTTATCCCCGCTCAATCCTTTGACCTTTCGCCCAAGTCCCTCGAGGAGGCGCTGAAGTTCGCCGACTACCTGGCCGACTCCAGCATTGTCCCGAAGGACTTTCAGCAGAAGCCCGGCAACATCCTCGTCGCCATCCAATGGGGCATGGAGCTCGGCCTGAAGCCGATGCAGGCCATGCAGAACATCGCCGTGATCAACGGCCGGCCTTCCCTCTGGGGTGACGCCGTGCTCGCGCTGGTGCGCGCGTCACCGCTCTGCGAGTACGTCTACGAGTCGTTCGAAAACGGCACAGCCATGTGCCGGGTGAAGCGCCGCGGAGAAGACGAGCAATTCAGGACGTTCTCCGAGGCCGACGCCAAGCAGGCCGGGCTGATCGGCAAGCAGGGGCCGTGGGCGCAGTACCCGCAGCGCATGAAGCAGATGCGTGCCCGGGCATTCGCTCTGCGCGACGTCTTCCCCGACGTGCTCAAGGGGATGCCGATCGCCGAAGAGGTCAGCGACTTCGCCACCGAGAAGGACATCACGCCGCGCGGCAAGCAGACGCCGACGCAGATTGCCGAGAGCGCCGCGCAGAGCGCGCGCGCCGAGCGCACCGAGCGTCACGAGGAGATTATCAAGAAGCTCGAGAAGGTCGCCAAGGACTTCGGCTTTAACCCCTTCAAGGAGGAATGGAGCAAGTTGTCCGTCGAGGATCGCTCGGCGATCGGGCTGAACGAGCGCAATCGCATCGGCGCAATCGCCAATTCGACGCCGGTCGAACCGATGCAAACGGGCCGCCAGCCAGGAGCCGACGATGAGTGACGTGATCGAACAACGTAGCGATGCGTGGCGCGCCGAGCGCGCCGGAAAGCTGACCGCGTCGCGCTTCATCGACGCTATCGCAATGACCCGACCGGAACAGGGCGAGGTCTACAAGTCGGGCCCGCGCAAGGGACAGCCGAAGCTGCCCGAGTCTCTGGCGCCGCGCGAGAAGTACAAACGCGAGGTCGCTTTCGAGCGGATGGCAGGCATCCCGCGCCACGAGATCAGCGGGCAGGCGCTCAGGTACGGGACGGAGGTCGAGCAGTTCGCTCGCGAGGCGTACGAGCTGGCGACGGGAAACATCGCCGTCGAAGCGCAGTTCGTATGTCATCCCACCTACCCGTTCATCGGCGCATCGCCCGATTTCCTCGTCGACGACGACGGTGGCGGGGAAATGAAATGCCCGATGGACGAAGGCGTTCACATCGGCACGTGGCTTGACGGTGTGCCGCCGGATCACCTTCCGCAGATTCAAGGTGGGATGCTCGTCACCGGTCGGCAGTGGTGGGACTTCGTCTCATACGACCCGCGCCAGTGCGAAAAGCTCCGCCTGTTCGTCAAGCGCGTGCCGCGCGACGACAAATTTATCGAACAGATCCTCCTGCCCGGCCTGCTGCAGTTCAACGCAGAGGTCGAGCAGATGATCGCCGAACTCAACCGCCGCGCGGCGTAACGGAGCACGACATGAATCACGCCATTAAAGAAGCCGACTACGGGGCAGCAGAAGCGCTTATTGGCGCGGTTCTTGTCCTGTCAATTGTAGGCATCGCAACGACCGTAATCGTCGCCATTTTGGGAGGTGTCGCATGAAGACGCCACAGCGCGGAGACGATCTCCGCCATTTCGACACATCACGCCTTCTATCGCCGGCCGAGCGCCTCGCAGCTCGCAACGCCGGACGGTTGCAAAAGCTGCCACCTCGCGAAATCAAGGTGGCGATCGGCTGCTTCCATGTCCCCGCCAGCGTTGCCCGCCAGTTCGCCTACATCTACGTCGGTGCTCGATGACTCCCGCAAAGGCTCACCATGACCGAATCCCTTCTCGTCGCTCTCCTCTGGGCGCTCTGCTGTGGCGTCGTGTGTGCATTCATCCACGGCGCGAAGAAAGCGCGTCGCACCCAACACTGGGTCGACGAAGCCCGGCGCAATGTGAAGTGGCCGGCGAGAACTGAATAGCCAGCCGTTGCGCGTGACGACGAGCCGGTAGTGATCAAAAGTCGAGTGTGTCGATGACGACACGCTCGGGTAACGGATGAACGCCGGACTTACGAAAAGCGGCGGCACAGATTTCCTGCTCATGCGTGTAGAAGCACTTCAAGACTTCGTTCGGGCTCGATGCTTCTTCGGCTCCGAAGTGATCGCGTAGAGCTTGAAGGGTGATCCGAAATCGGTCGATTCGTCCGCCGGACGTAAGTGTGAAATCGACGCCCGCATCGCCTGCGAGGATCTGCACGTTCAATGGCTGGTACACGAAAGTCTCCACTGTTGGCGAGTGGAAAGCGTAACACGCTGGCGCATCGCGCCGGACACGATAGAGAGAAGAACATGAGCTATTGCCCGACCTGCGGGAAAAGCACGTACTTCAGTGGTAACAGCCACAGATGCCCGCCGCAGTGGGAAGTGCGCGACGCGGATGACTGCGATGACAGCGATTGGGAAGTTGTGCGCGAGATCGACGCCGAAGATGCCGCGCGCGAGTATGCGCAGCGCAGTGACAGCGATGGCGGCGAAGGCCCTCATGAGCGCATCGTTCTCGTCCGTGAACTCGGCTCGACTGAAACGAAGCGCTTCGAGATCACATTCGATTACAGCATCGATTACTACGCGCACGAAACCGCATGACCCCCACAAAGACAGCAGCTCTCACGCACCTAGGAGCGCTATGCAACGCCAATAAGCCGACTACGGTGTTGCTGCATCAAGCGGTGGCGTCTAGCGCGGCGCTGTTTTCCACCCTAGCCGGCGAACCGGTAGAGATCAGGATCGGCTCTGTGCTGATCGCAAGGAGCGAGAAATGAATATCGAAAACATAGTTTTGAGCATCGGAACCCACGAATCGCCGGATGAGGGGCATTGCCTTCTTGAGGTCGTTAGCATGTTTGCGGGAGAAAATTTCGGAGATTCGCCAGCATGTGTCGATCCGGTCCTTGCTCAATTCGGTCGGTCATGGAATGCCGGAATGCGATCCGACGAAGAACGCGATCAGCTTAAGCAGTACATCGCACGACTTCCCGGAACTAACAAAGGGCTTGCGCTCAAGAATAAACGCTCTTGGATGGCGCTCGATTGGCTGATCCGCGTAAATACCGTCGCATGGCTTTCGCTGAATCCAACCCTCACACATCATGCTAAAGCGCTCAAAGCGCTGCCGCCGATTACCTGCTGGGCCGATCTCGTCGTAGCACAACCAACGCTTGATGCGGCAAATAAAGATGCGGCCGCCGCATTGGACGCCGCACGGGCCGCCGCACGGGCCGCCGCACGGGCCGCCGCATTGGACGCCGCATGGGACGCCGCACGGGACGCCGCACGGGCCGCCGCACGGGCCGCCGCATTGGACGCCGCATGGGCCGCCGCATTGGACGCCGCAGGGGACGCCGCAGGGGACGCCGCAGGGGACGCCGCATGGGAC